TTCCTTTCGGTCTACTTCCCGTTCGGCGGCGGTGTCCGGGATGCAGGATTCCATCTCCTGGGTCAGGCTGACCACCTCGCCCTTGCGCTTGGCGGCGGACTTCCAGTCTAGCTTATCCAGGGCAAAACGGCGGCAGATGGTGGCAAGGTAGGCGAAAAAGTGACGGGGTTTTTGGGGAGGAATGGTGTTCCAGGCCCGCAGATAGGTGTCGCTGACACTTTCTTCCGCGTCCTGGTCGTTGTGGACGATGTTGCCGGCCAGAGCAAACAGGCTTCGGCCATAGGTGGCATCGGTATGCCGGATGGCCTCCTCGCTTCTGGCGAAATACAGCGCGATGATCTTGCTGTCTTCCACGGAGGGTCACCTCTCTTTCTAAATTTTGTTCCTCACCCTTATAGACGGAAAACGGAGGGGAAATCTCACAGCCCATCATAACATTTTTTCAGAAAAAGGGAAGAAATTTTGAAGTTGCATCTTTGGATGCAACTTCTTTTTGCTTTTGGGGGTACGGATGAAAGGGAGGGAAGCTATGGACCGGAAAACGGGAGAAAAAGCGCTCCGGGAACGGATCCGCAATGGCCATGTGTCCCGGGCGGATGTGACAAGGCGGCTGGCGGAGCTGGCCTTCGGCAAGGCCAATGACTGTGTCCGGCTGGCGCTGGAGGACGACCCCAAGCTGGGCAAATTGGACCTGAGTTTGCTCAGCGAAGTCAAGCGCAACGACAAGGGCACCGTGGAGATCAAGCTCATTGACCGGCTCCGGGCGCTGGAACAGCTGGCGGCGGTGGCCGAGAGCAACGGGGAGGACCTGGAGCAGTTTCTGAAGGCCCTCCGGGGCGGAGGGGAGGAGGCGTGAAGTATTCGGCCTTTTCCGAAAAACAGCGCAAGGCCCTGACCTGGTGGATGCCGGGAATGGAAACAAGCCGGTACGAAGCCCTGGTCTGCGACGGGGCGGTGCGGTCGGGGAAGACCTTGGCCATGGGCATGGGGTTCTTCCTCTGGGCCATGATCTGCTTCGACAAGCAACGGTTCGGTATCTGCGGGAAAACCATTCAATCTTTGCGGCGGAATGTCTTGGCGGAGATTCTGCCAAGGCTTACGAAGCTGGGGATGGTGTGGAAGGAGAAACGGTCGGAGAATCTGCTGACTGTGACCTTTCACGGCCGGGAGAATCGGTTTTACATCTTCGGCGGCCGGGATGAAAGCTCGGCGAGCCTCATTCAGGGCATCACCTTCGCCGGAATTCTTATGGATGAGGTGGCCCTGATGCCCCAGTCCTTCGTGGAGCAGGCCTGCGCCCGGTGTTCTGTGACGGGGAGCCGGCTCTGGTTCAACTGCAATCCGGCGGGGCCGACTCATTGGTTTTATCGGAACTGGATTCAGGAGGCGCCTAAGCGGAACTGCCTGCGGCTGGCGTTTTCCATGGAGGACAATCCGTCCTTATCGCCCGAGATTCGGCAAAGGTATGAGCGGCTCTACACCGGCGTGTTCTACCGGCGGTACATCTTAGGCCAATGGGCACAGGCGGAGGGGCGGGTCTACGACTTCTTCGATGCGGGGATGGTAAAAACAGCCCCGGCGGAGGGGTACCGGAAGTGGTATGTGTCCTGCGACTACGGCACGGTGAATCCCACGTCCATGGGGCTTTGGGGGCTCAATGGCGGGGTCTGGTACCGGGTGAAAGAATTCTACTTCAACTCCCGGCAGGCCCAGCATCAGATGACCGATGAGGAATACGCGGCGGCCCTGCAAAAGCTGGTGGGAGACCGGAAGGTGGAGGCGGTGATCGTGGACCCCTCAGCGGCCAGTTTCATTGAGGTGCTTCGCCGGAAGGGATGGCGGGTTCAGAAGGCGGACAACGATGTGCTTACCGGCATCCGGCTGACCTCGGACGCGCTGAAAGACGGCAGAATCGTCATCTGCGAGGGCTGCGCCGACTGCATCCGGGAGATGGATGAGTATGTGTGGGATTTGTCAAGCGGGGCAAAGGACCGGGTGAAGAAGGAGCACGACCACGCCATGGACGATATGCGCTACTTCGTGTCCACGGTGCTGGGGAAAAAGGAAACGGGTTTCACCGCCTGTACGGTGGAGCGGAGACGATAAATTGAACTTATGGAAGGAGCGAAATGATTTGAATTGGAGAAAGAAGGAGAAAAACGGTGTGGCGGCGGTGACCCAGCTGCGCTCCGGTCAGGTGCATCCCTTCGGGGCGCTGCGGGGGTATATACCTCTGGGCACCGGGGAGGAGCAGGTCTATTACCAGATGCGCACCGCCATTCCGGTACTGGATGCGGCGGTGGGGAAGCTGGTGCGCCTCAGCGGCGGGTTTGAGGTCAAATGCCGAAACCCCATTGCCCAGGAGAAGCTGAATCAGTTTCTGAAAGTAGTGCCCTGTGGCCGGGGCCAGTTCGGCATCGGCAATTTCCTCAGCGGCTACTTAGACAGCCTTTTGACCTATGGCCGGGCCGTAGGCGAAATGGTGGTGTCCGACGGGAAGTTGCGGGCGGTGTGCTGGGGGGATGTGACCCGGCTGGAGATCCATGAGGGGGAGAGCCCTCTGGATATGGTGATCTGGGGTCCCGATGAGCATGGTTTGGTTCGTCCATTGCCCTATCAGCAGCTGCTGCTGTTTACCACCATGAATCCGGAGCCCGGCAGCCCCTACGGGGTCAGCATCTTCCGGGGGATGCCTTTTCTGGCGGATATTCTGATGAAGATCTACCAGACTCTGGGCACCAACTGGGAGCGGGCCGGAAATGTCCGCTACAGCGTCATCTGCAAGGGTGGCGAGGACCTGGACCCGGCGGTGGCTCAGGAGCGGGGCAAGGCGGTGGCCGCCCAATGGGCCAAGGCCATGGAGGACAGTAAGTCCGGCACCGTCCGGGATTTCGTAGCCGTGGGTGATGTGGAGATCAAGGTCATCGGCGGGGAGAGTCCCATTCTGGATTCCGAAGTGCCGGTGCGGCAGATCTTGGAGCAGCTGGTGGCGAAAACCGGCCTGCCCCCCTTCCTGCTGGGGCTGAACTGGTCCACCACCGAGCGGATGAGCGTCCAGCAGGCGGACATTCTCACAAGCGAGCTCTGGGCCATCCGGCGGACGGTTCAGCCGGCGGTTGAGAAAATCTGCCGGACGTATCTTGCTCTGGAGGGTTTGGACAACCGGGTGGAGATCGAATGGGACGATATCAGCCTGCAGGACATCACCGAGGAGGCCAAGGCGGACTTGTACCGGGCACAGGCGGAAAAGTACAGAATGGAAGCACAAGGAGGTTAACTATGGAAATCAAGAAAGCGACGGAAGCCATCAGCAGCGGGGTGCCCACCCCTATGCAGCTGGAAGCCATCAATGCCCAGGCCAAGGCACAGCTGACGGGCGAGCAGGTGTATGTGTTCTCCCTGCGGTTGTGCGACGATCAGATTGACCGGGATTACGAAAAGTTCGATACTGCGGCCCTGCCTGGCCTTGCCAAGCTGTTCATCGGCAAGACCGGCATTGTGGACCACAAGTGGAGCACCGATGCCCAGGTAGCCCGGATTTTTGCGACAGAAGTGGTCTGCGAGGATGGGATCAGCTACATCAAGGCCTGGGCCTACATCCGAAAGGGCGGCGCAGCGGACGAAACAATCGCGGACATCGAGGCGGGCATCAAGAAGGAAGTCAGCGTTGGCTGCGCCATGGGCCGGTGCGTCTGCAGCATTTGCGGCGGCGAGTACGGCAGCTGCGGCCATCAGAAGGGCGAACACTATGACGGGCAGCTGTGCTGCGGCATTCTGAAAGAGCCCATGGATGCTTACGAATTTTCCTTCGTGGCGGTGCCTGCCCAGCCCAATGCCGGGGTGCTGAAAGGCATGGGCGCCGGGAAGCGCAGTCTGAAAGAACTGGCAGACAGCTTCGGCGCCCAGGCGGAGTACCGGGCGCTGTATAAGGAAGCGGAACTGGGCCGGGCCTACAAAAAGCAGGTCCAGGACGATGTGGTGCGGCTGTGTCTGGCGTTGGAGCTGGGTGCAGAGGAGCCGGTGCTGCGTTCCGTCATGGAAAAGGCTGCTGCTGACGACCTGCTGAAGCTGCGAAAGGCGCTTCAGGAGCGGTTCGCAGAGAGTTTCCCCACGGCCACCCAGCTGGGCGGCACCTTCGCCAAGGGCGAAATCGTGGAAAGCGGCTTTATGATTTAAGGTTTTACCGGATTTTCCGGTGAACATATTTATTAACTTTAGGAGGAAATTGAAAATGGGTTATGACAATCTGAAACTGGAAAAGGGTATGTACCGTCAGGGCGGTAAGAGCTTTACCCAGGTGCTGGAGTCCCTGGACCCCAGCGAAAACTACCGCGGCACCGCCCTGGAGGGCACCGACGCTTTTCAGCGCCAGCTGAAGCGCTTCGGCATCCGTGCCAAGGGCGCAGGCTCTTCTCCTGTGGAGAAGTTCTTTGCAACTTCCGATTCTGCGGTGCTGTTCCCCGAGTACATCGCCAGAACCGTCCGGGCCGGCATGGAGGAAAATGACATTCTGCCCTCCATCGTGGCCACCACCACCGTCATTGATGCCATGGACTACCGCTCCATCTACTCCGCCATGGAGGATGCAGACAAGGAGCTGAAGGATGTGGCCGAGGGCGCAGCCATCCCCACCACCGAAATCAAGACCAAGGAGCATCTGGTGAGCCTTTCCAAGCGTGGCCGCATGCTGGTTGCTTCGTATGAAGCCATCCGCTTCCAG